CATATCGAAGAACAATTTTACCTTGTCCATTGCTCCCGGATCGTCCGATACGACTGCCCAGGCCAAAATTACTACGGGCAACGACAAAATTATTAAAACTGCCTCGTCTTTCCAGTCTGACTGTCGGGCTTCTAAAAGTTTTCCCTGGTAAGCTTCTTTTCCTTCGGCCATACGAGACGCATGCATAAGCTGTGCGTCTGACATTGCCATCTTCGTTCGCTGCTTGTTAGCATAAATCTTACTTCCAGCAGAAACGGCTAGTTTTATTGCCGATAACCACATAATTTAGTACCAAGTAGCTTCTTTTTTCTTTTCAGCTAACATTCTTTTAGTTCCTCTAACTTTTTCCTTATCTCCAGTAGGAATAAGGTTAAAAGCACCATCAGCAGTAGTTTTAGATCTAGGATCTACCTCTACATTTTGACTTGGAACCGCCATTTGTTTTGTTTTTTTATAGTTCATCATAGTATTATCTCCTTAACATTAATTATCGTCCATTACAACAGCTGCTTGATCAATTCCTGACTTTGCAAGACTGACTCCAGCTCGTAATTTTGCTAAATCTTCATTTTGATCTAGTTTATCTTCAGCTAAATCTTGCGCCTGCATTAATTTTGCTCTTGCAAGGTCTTCATCAACCTTATCAGCGTTCTTTTTACGCTCATTTTCCATAGCACGTAGGTCAACTTCACGTGATTTTAGTTTTAGAAGAGGGTCATTGTCAAATTGTGACGTAATTTCTTTTTCTTCTTTCATATATTCCTCTGTCATCTCTGCAATTAGAATAGCTTTTCTTGATTCAACTTGATTTGTTAGTGCTTGAAGCTGTGCTTGTATCTGTGGATTAGTTGCTGCTTGTTGTTGCATCATCATCATTTGTTGTAATTGCTCTCTGAACTCTAATTGTACCTGTTCTTGAGCCATCAAACTAATATGTTCTAAAATATTTTTTTGTATCGCTGCCATAACTGCAGGATTATTTCTAACAATATTAGTTGACATAAAATTTAAGTGAGCTGTGATGTGTGCTCTGTGGTCTTGACCAGGAAACGCTTGAAAAGGTTTGCCACCCAAAGCATTAATGTGTTCTAAACTTGGGTCCATCGGTGCTGTT